TTAAAAATCGACATAATCATTAAAATTATTCGCTAAATTTTCTTTAGCTTGTTTTGTTACATGAGTGTATGTATCCATGGTTGTTTTTATATCACTATGGCCCAATCGATATTGCACATCCTTTATAGACGCACCAGCTTCGAATAACAAACTGGCATGTGTATGTCGAAAGCCGTGTGTTGTAATTCTTTTCATGGGTTTGGCATCTTCTTCATTTTCTTTTCTTTTTTTATCTATATAATTTTGGATAGTGTATAGCCACTTCCTAGGTTTTGCTGGCGATAGTATACCACCGTTTTCGGCAGGAAAAATTCTGACTTCTTTATCTGATACTCCTTGAAATTCTTTCAATATTTTCGTTGTAATATCATCAATAGAGATAACTCTATTACTTGCTTTCGTTTTAACATCTTTTTCGTATAATCCTGTTTCGCTGTGCGCTATGGCTTTATTAATGGACAAAGTTTGTTCATTAAAGTCTATATCGTACCATCGCAATGCTAAAATTTCCCCACGACGTATCCCGGTAAAAGCTAACAACCTGAAAAATACATAAGCCTTTTTATTTGAAGACATTTCAGCAGCTGCCATAAACTCTTTTAGTTCTTCTTTATCGTAAAAATTAAAAGAAGCATCTTTTTTAGATTCTTTCTTTTTTGACGGTTTTCTGATTGCGCTAATTGGATTTGATGAAATTTCTTCTAACCTTACTGCACAATCAAAAACAAGTCCTGCGTAACTCATTATAGTAGAGGCTTTAACAAATTCTTTTTGCCAAGCATTCATTTGTTTTTGTGCATCCATGGCCGTTATATCTTTAATATACAAATTACCAAAAGCTGGGAGTATATGATTATCAAACAATTGCTTCGTTTTAAAAAGCGTGGATTTATCTACGTTAGGTATATATTCATCTAACCATATATCGTAAACTTCTTCAAATGTTTTTCCTTTATTTTCAAGCTCTTTCTGTTTATTATATTGGCTTTCAATGTCTTCTAACCAATTTGCTTTTAAACGTTTTAGTTCTATGCTGGCCTCTCGTCTTGTTTTAAATCCGCGTCGATTAGGGCGTACTTCCTTTCCTGTATAAGGGTTAATCCCTAAGTATACTTTAAATTTATATCGCGTTTCGCCGTTCGCAATTTTATACTCCTTTATTGGCCCTTTATTTTTCACTACACACACTCCTTTCGAATTTTATTTCGTTTTATACGGTATTTAGCTAAAATGATGCCTAATTTCAGCAATTTTCTTGAATGATTCCGTATTTTAAACATTAATATACGAACTCCAGTTCGATCCGTGGTTAAAAAGAAAAGCCTCGAAAGGCTAATTTTCTTATTTTTCTTCACTGAACTGCTTAAACTTTATTTCTTCTGATATTCCTTTGAAAGAACAAAGAACTTTCCCTATAATACTTACATCGTTTATACTAGTGGCTTCAAAAGTTTTCTTCCCTAAGAATTTGGAAAGGGGTGTGAATTTATGAATCGTTCCATCTTCATCTACAACCTTGTTATATTTAAATGCGTGAGCATCGAACTCTTTATCCTTTGTCTTTAACAATAAAATGTCTTGGTCATTAATAAAATACCTAACATTTTGATTTATAAGCGATGCAACTAAAATAATATCTTCATTATTCAGACTATCATTATCACTCATGGTAGTTATGCTTGAAAGATAAACAGATAGTCCTTTCCAGTGATTGGGCAAGGTGATATCTACCGATTCCATTAGGTATTACTCCTTTGTTCTGAGGTTTCTTGTTCTTGTGCAGCTAAAATACTATCGAGTTTAGCTTCTAGTTCAACCATCTTTTGGAATCTTTGTTGATATAGAGCTGATTTCATTTCCACTTTCCCCATAATTAAATTTACTTCTCGTGAAGAACCGTCAGTAAACATTAATATAACTTTCATTTTTTCAACTGTTTTCTTTGTTTTACCGCCAGTAGCAGCTCCTACAATAGCTCCAGTTGGGCCCGCAATTAGACTTCCTGTCACTGCTCTGGTAATGCCGTGCTTTTTGTTTTCTTGCATATCATCTACTACTTCACGATAACTTGCTAATTCGTTGTATTTTTTTAAAGATTCACGCCCGTTTTTAGTTAAATTTTTATACTTCATATAAATGGTTTCCGCGTTATCGTTAAAATAAACGCCATCTATTTTAAAATTACTATTTTTGGCATGTTCTGTTTGCTTATTAAACAACCCCACAGTATCACCTCCTAATTAGTCCAATATTTTAACGTTTTGACTATCTAACATTTCTGACCTTGCGACGATATCGTTAGCCATTTTTACTTGCATAAATGGCAAAGAACCGTCTTCGTCCATAAATTCAGCCGCTACTGTTTTTAGCAATCCTATGTAGTTTTCTTTTTCGTTGTCGTTAAAATTAGCCCAATCCCCAGTTACAACGAGTTCTACATAATCTATGTCGCCGTCATCTTCAGTTTCTACGTTTACATCAGAAGCATAAGGGTAAGAATCGTCACCTGTAAGGCCCTCAAATTCTTCTGAGGCGGCTTTTTGATTTTCTTCTGCTTCTGAACTTTCTTCCTCTGATTCTTCCGTAGAAGAGGCTGTTTGTTCTTCTGTGCTTTCTGTAGTGTTAGCACTAGCCGTATCTTCATTATTTGATGAATCTACGTTAAAAGATCCAACAATCATAACAACTACTGAAGCAACAAGAAGGGTAGCAGCTTTCTTCTTTTCTGATCTTTTAAACAAACCTATAATTAACCAAACAATACTACCAACAATACCTAATATTCCTACAAGAAATAAAAACATTCCCACTTTATCACTCCTAAAAATTTAATTACCTTAAATATATCATTAATAACCATCATTTTTATATACTTTTACAGTATTATCGATATTAAAAACAATAACGTCTTTATTTTCTGTCATAATTGCACCATCTTTTCTACGGTAATAATCTATTGCATTTGTAACTGTATCTTTCGTTACTCCTAAATAGTCGGCACAACTCTGTATGGTTTCGCACCCATTTTCATAACATCTTAAAATGTCATCAGGAGTTACAACTAGCGTAGCACCAACATCACGAGCTTTTCTTTCTTGCTTTCGCTTTTCGTTTGTATCTTGTGCAGTTATATCCCCAGCACTTGTTAAATAATGTCCTACTTCTTCTGATAGCACACTTGTGAATTCTGTTTTAGATTGGTAGGGGCTCAAATAAACAAAGTCATCTATGCTCATGCCACCTTGTCCTTTAGGTACTCTTTCATCAATTATATAGGAAAGATTAGGAAAATAAGACATTAATTCTTCTGCCTTATCCATAAAATCACTCCTTTTTGTGTTTTTGTCTAATAAATTCAATGTAATTTATTATATCTTCCATTTCTTCGTCGGATACATCTTCATCGATGTGAGCAGCTACTGTTTGGACCTTATTATCAGATCCCTTGTTTTTTTCGGCTTCTCTACCATGTAAATAGTCGAGAGTTACACCGAAGTAGTCTGCGATCTTATGTTGTAATTCAGCATCAGGAGTACGCTTGCCTTGTTCGTAAGAAGCATAGGTAGTTTTAGCTACTCCTAAGTGTTTGGCCATATCAGTTTGAGTTAAATGCGGTTTTGATTTTCTTAGTTCTTTCAACCTCTCTGCGAACATACGTTACGCCTCCTTTATGTGTAGTTTACTATTACAATACGCGTATTTAAACTATAAAAACAAAAGTATCAAAAAAAGAGTATTTTTAATTGACAAAGTACGCGAATCGTATTATAGTGTATTTGTACTCGAAACGTGCTACTTTTTAAGAAAGGAGTGACAACATGAAAAACAAAGTAAATTCTCGTATTTGGCTAAAAACTTTACGTAAAAAAAGCGGGTATACTCAAGAAGAACTTGCGGAAAAGCTTGGTATGCCAAAAACTACGTATAGTTCGTACGAACAGGGCCACCGTACTCCTAGCGTGGAAACATGTAAAGTAATTGCTGATGAGTTAGGCGTTTCATGGACTATTTTTTTTGATGAAAAGGTACGCGAAACGTACTTCAAAAACGACAAGAAAGCAGGTGTTAAATAATGATAATGACACAACAAAGCAAGATCAATTTCATTCTTTTGGTGAATCCTCGCTTATCCAGTGTGATTGAAGCGATGGAAGATCACCAAATTGAACGTTTCTATGAAGAAGCGCAAAAAGAGCTAGATAAAGAATTAGACGAAGCAGCTTTCGCTTAATTTCTATTATATACCGAAAAACAAAGTACAAAAGAAAGACTTATACGAAAAGAGGGAAGAATTTTGAAAGTATTAACAAATGAAATAAACGATTTACTAAAAAGACAAGATATCAAACAAAAAGAACTGGCAATAGACACAGAAATTCCTGAAACAACACTTAGTGGATATATAAAGCAAGGCATACCTTTTGAAAAAGCGCTAAAAATCATGGATGCATCTGGCGATAGCTTGTTTACAAGCCAGCTTGCTTATAAGTTTTTAGGATTTATCAAGTCTATGGACGGGAAGTTGGCAAATACAACGGCCGCGGAACTAGACATTTTCCAAAAAATAGAAAGCGACGAGCGCAAGGAACACAAAAAACGCGCTGAACGATTAATCGTTGAAAATAAAATCCGTGAACTAGATCTGGAAGAACTCAACGAAATTGAAGCCTATGGCATGGAGTTCTTAGACGAAATCATTGTAGAGATAGCTATTGTTTATAAGATTTTTGGTGCGGTTAACTTGGATATTCGGGAAGCGGTAGAAACAAAAATGCCGGAATGGATATCTAAAAATTACATGAAGGAGGGCTAAACACATGGAAATATCAAAAGAACTAGATTCGCTATTGATTAACTATGTGCCAAAACGATATCTAAGCCAAAAAGAGGCATGCCGTTATATGGATTGCACTCCTCCGACGATTAATAAATATGTACGTGAAGATGGTTTAAAGCAAGTTATCTTTAGCGATGAAGCAAGACCCAAATATGACATTAAAGATATAGATGAATTTATGGAAGAAAGAAAGGTGTAATTATGAAGTTTAATGCAAGAAGATTGTTGTTTTTAGTAATTATCATAGCAATATGCTTACCTTTACCAATATTAGTAAAAGCTTTGATTGCAGTACCAACACTTGAAGCACTGATAATTGATTACAACAACTTTGTTCAGGAGCATTACCCAAAAAAGGTATAAAAAATAAGCGGCTCTGCAAAGTCGCTTAATTAGAGCTTATATCAAAAACATCTAAGGAGAATTATACATGTTTAATTACGATAAAGCAATGGCAGACGAAACAAGCGGTGTATTTACCAATATACACCCAATAAACCAACAAGAAATAGAAGAACCTTTAACAGATTGGACAGACGAAGAAATCCAAGACGAACAACGTGTGTTTGTTGTAGAACTTGAAGAATTAAAACTCCCCGAATGCAAAATGCAGTCAATGGAATTTTTAGCCACAGATGATTCTTTAATCGATTTATTCAATGAAAAGCTACCCAAATATGAATTTAAAGATATGGAAATTACAACAGGAAAGGAACTGGTTTAATCATGGCCAACGAGATCAAACAAAAAGATATTACAAGCCAAGTAAACAAAAGAGTAGGAGAGCTTAAGAACGAAGGGCTTACCTTACCCACAAACTATAACTACAGCAACGCACTCAAGAGCGCATACTTTGCCATAGAAAAAACAAAAGATCGATATAAAAAACCGGCTTTAGAGGTTTGCACGAAAGAATCGATCGCAAACGCCTTGCTCAATATGGTAATTCAAGGACTCACACCGGCGAAGACGCAGTGCTATTTCATTGTGTACGGTGACGAGCTTCAACTACAACGCTCTTATTTTGGCACGCAAGCTGTTCTAAAGCGTCTAGGGAATGTTAGCGATATTTGGGCGGAAGTCGTTCACAAGGGCGATAAATTTGAAATAGGAAGCAAGCGAGGGAAAACAACCGTTAAAGAATTTGAACCGAGCTTTGAAAATCAAGACAACGAAATTATCGGAGCATTTTGCGGAATCGAAAAAACGGACGGCGAAGTGGTTTACACCGTCATGACAAAAAAAGAAATTGATACTTCTTGGAAAAAGTCTAAAACCGGAGCAACACAAAAAGAATTTCCACAAGAGATGGCCAAGCGTACCGTTATTAATCGTGCAGCTAAAACCTTTATCAACACCAGCAATGACGATGATCATTTAACCAGCGCCATCAACGAAACAACAAGCAATGAGTACGACAACGAACGCGAAGTAAAACAAGCCGAACCAGCACAAGTTCAAAAATTAGAAGAAAAGATAAAGCAAAACGCTCCACAAGAAGAAGCAGAAGAACCAAATCAAGAAGAAAGAGAAGCACAGCCAGAACAAGCCGAACCAATTAATGCTGTTGAACACTACGAAGAAACAAAAGAAGACGCTGAGCCTCAACAAGAAGCTTTGTTCGAAACACCAAACTTTGATAGAGACGAAAGGGCGGTAGAAGATGACAACGAAGACGATTACCCTTTCTGAGAAAAACTACTATACCAACGAGGCTGACTGGCAATATATGTCAGTTAGCCAATATAAACAATTTCGTGAGTGTGAGGCAGCAGCTTTAGCTAAGTTGAAAGGGGATTGGGAGCCTACTTCTAATCCCGTAGCGCTCCTTGTTGGAAATTATGTTCACAGCTTTTTCGAAAGAGCAGATGTACACGATGCGTTTATCGAAGAGAACAGAGAAGCGATGTTTAGTAAACGAAAGCCTTATGGGTTGTTGAAAGATTTTCAAATTGCGGATCAGATGATCGAGCGTTTGGAAAAAGAACCAGCTTTTATGAACCTTTATCAAGGCGAAAAAGAGGTCATTGTGACAGGTGAACTATACGGCGTTGAGTGGAAAGGCAAAATTGACTGCTTAAACGTTGAAGAAGGGTACTTTGTCGATATCAAAACCACAAAAGATATTCATGATCGCAAGTGGAACACAAATTACAACGAGCGAGCAACATTTATCGAAAACTACGGTTATCTGTTGCAAATGGGCGTTTATAAAGAATTACTCAAGCAACAGTATGGGAAAGAGTTTGTGCCCATTATAGCCGCTGTTTCTAAACAAACGCCAAGCGAAGCACGGTTGATCACATTAGACGAAGATAAGATGCATTTTGAAATGATTTTACTAGAAGAAAATATTGAACGTGTTCAAAAGGTGAAAATGGGGCAAGAAAAATCAGAGATGTGCGGCAAATGTGAGTATTGCAGAGAGTATCAACGGATTAATGGTTTTACGAGTATGGACGAGTTATAGGAGGGTTGAGAATTGGCAAAAATTGAAAAGATATATGATGAACGTTTCACTCGTATTTCTAATGATTTAGTACAAGATGAAAAACTTTCTTGGAAAGCAAGAGGGATATTCGCTTATTTATGGAGTATGCCAGATGATTGGGAATTCTATGAAACGGAAGTATCAAAACACTCCATTGATGGAAGAGGAGCTTTAAGAAGTGGATTGATAGAACTTGAAGAAGCTGGCTATCTGACAAGAGAAAGAAAAAGAAATGAAAAAGGACAACTTTCAACATCAGTTTGGAAAATGGCAGATAAAGCAATATTCAAGCCTATGTCCGATTTTCAAACACAGGAAAATCCTACACAGGAAAATCAAACACTACAAACGACTAATGAACTAACTACTGATTTTACAAATGTTGTTGTTGTTGAGGAGTACCCTGCCGAATTGATTCAAAAACTATACGGTGCTTTTCCTAGTAGTTTATTACAATCTGCGCTCGCTAAGTGGTTACAGGTTTGGCCAAGAGAGATGGTAAGTTTTGCGATTCAAATAGCATATGACGAATTTATAGAACTTAAAAAGTTAGGGAAATACGTACAAGGGATTTTGAATAATTGGCAAAGATCAGGAATTGATAGCGTAGAAAAAGCAAAAGAAGCCAATGAACGATTTAAAAACAGTCATCAAAACCATAACAACAAAAACAAGCAGAATAAACGACCGAAAAAGCCCAAAAACAATGATATCTATTTCTAGGAGGTAGGTTTGTTGGAAACAATCAATTTCGATTTACTGAAGCAAGTGAATGAAACAGATAAGAAATGCTCAAAGCATGGTACGCCACTCGTCGAGTTTAACGGGCAAACATTTTGTCCAACTTGCCAGAAAGAACAGACACAGCAACAAAATGATAAACGTGTAAGCCGACAAGCTGAAAGACACCACCGACGCAAGACGGTCGAAATCTTACGAAAAGATTCAATTGTTGGGGATAAAGATCTTTGGCATGCTTCTTTTAAAAATTTTGAAGTAAGCAACCAAGAAACTGAAGAAGCTTTATATCGAGCGCGGCATATCGCTGGGGAGTATCTGAAAGCAGAGCACACATTTAATACCGTACTTACAGGCATACCGGGAACAGGAAAAAGCCATTTAGCGATGTCGATTTTAAAAGCTGTGAATGATAATGCTAATCCTTATATAAGCTGCTTATTTATCTCAGTTAACGACTTGCTCCGATTGATTAAAGACAGCATAAGTAATCCGGAGAGCATTTATAAAGAAGATCGCATGGTCAAACAGTTAAGCAATGTCGATTTACTTGTTTTAGATGATTTAGGCAGTGAATCAAGCTTTAAGCAAGAAGCTAGCGAATCAAGCGAGTATAACCAAAAAATCTTATTTGGCATCTTAAACGCTCGAAGAAACACGATTATTACAACCAACCTATCAAGCGATGAGTTGGAAAACATTTACAACCAGAAGATCATCAGCCGACTATATAAAGGCGTTGAGGGTCACATTATTAAATTCACCGAAGAAACGGCAGACAAGCGAAGCAAGATCAAATTTTAGGAGGACAACTAATGAATTGCATGAGATGTAAAGACGAAAGAGTTGTATGGGGTGTTACAAAAGCGGGGGCTGTAACCTGTGGTCCTTGCCCTAAATGCAATAAAAATGGCGAATCAGTTGAAGAAGAGAAAGAGAAAATCAAGACATTAGATGACGATAACCCAGTGGAGCGGAAGCTAAAAGAGTATTTGATTAGAAAAGGAGCATAACGGCATGGAAGCAATTTGTTGCATGAACAAAGACGTATTTAAATATAGTTTAAAAAAATTGAGAGAAAGAGGGTTTATAGGCCTTAATGTCGATCTGTCAGACATAGAAGGCAACCAGTGGGGAGCGTTTGGATGCCAAACGGTTCTAAAAGTAAATAACGAAACTAGAACAGTGGAAATAATGAGCGAACTAGATTTAATGGACTATGCGAACGATGACGAAGAAAAAGAACTTGATGAACGATTGGAAGAAATAGAGGATGACGGAACGGAAGCGGCAGAAACTGATGTACGCGTAGAGTTTGCAAGGTCTTCTTATGCACCCGGTGGCGTTATTCCTAGTGACGATGGAAAGCGAAGAAAAGAGTTTGTAGAAGGAAGAATAGAGATACTAAAAGAATCACTTGCGGAATATGAGAAAGAATTGAAAGAGCTGACGCACCTTTACTATTTGAAAGTAGATAATAACGAATACGGATATCTAAACTTAGATTTAGACGATAATACTTGGATATTTGGACCAAAACAACAAAATAATGGTTTCCAAAATCGATTCACCAAAGAAGAAATCACGGACATGAACGAAGGGCTTTGGGGCATCGCAGTACCCGTTGAGGAGGACGATTTACAATGCTAGGAGTAAATTTTGACGAAAAAAGATGAGGAGCAAGAACAATGAAAGTTGTGATACCGGGTAGTTTAACAGATTTAAATACCTACACCAATGCAGAGCGTACGAATCGTTATAAAGGTGCAAAGATAAAAAAGAATGAAACCTATCGTTGTATGGCTGCTTTTTTACCATACAGAATGGAAAATGTAAAACTTCCAATCGATTTAAAAATAAAATGGTTTTGTAAAAACCGCAAAAAAGATCCTGATAATATTTCTTTTGGCCAAAAATTTATATTAGACGGTATGCAAAAAGCGGGGGTTATACCTAATGACGGTTTTACACAAATCAACTCCATTCATCACGATTACGAAGTGGATAAAAACAATCCGCGTATTGAAATAGAAATTTAGGAGGCGGCAGCATGAAAAATTTATTCAATTGTTTAGGCGCTATGCTCGCTTGCTCAGGACTAATTATTACCGTCATGTTTTTTATACTAGTTATTGCCAAAACAGCATATAGCATGTGGCAGTTCATATTTTAGGAGGCAAATAAATGATAAAAGAGGTATACAATTTTGCAAATGGTGGCTTGAACGTGGAAACACCATCGAAACCAGTAACAGAAAAGCAAGGGATTAAAGTTGGCGATGCCTGCCGAGCAAAGTCCGAAATGTTTAGTGGGTGGCTACGTTGTGAGGTCGTTAAGCTCTATCAAAATGCTGCGATGGTAAAAATCATTGCTTGTCGCAACCCACAAGATGACGTAGTACAGCATGAGTTAGACGATGTAGCTATCGTACGGATAAGAGATTTAACAGTATTAAAAGAGGTGAGTTAAATGTTGATCGCAAAAGAAACCGAACTAGAAAGGCTGGAACGCCTTGCTTATTTGAAAGATGAAGACAATAGATATTATGGCGAGTGGGAAAGGCTAAAAGACAAGCTCTTTAATGACGAGGACACAAGAAAATACACTGCACGTTATATACCTATCCTAGTGCAGTTTAGAAGTGGCGAAAGCCAAACCTACGAATCAAAAGCAGCCGCGTGCGAAGCATTGAAAACTAGTTTTCGAACACTAAGGGAACATTTAGACAATAACAGACCAGTTAAAAATGGCAAGTTGAAGGGTTGCTATATTTACAGTTTGGCTAAGGAGGCAAGATGATGGATAAACAGGAATTGCTAGGAAAAATAGAAGCAGAAAAACGTGGACGTGAAGATTCTCCTGGAGTTAAGGATGGTATGGATTTTTGTAAGTTTCTCATAAAACGGCATTTAGACGAACCCGAAAAGCCAGAGATACCAAAGTTTGTGGCGGATTGGATAAGAGGGTTTCGCATATTAGATGTTACAGATCTAGATATCATTGGGCTTTACTTTAGCAAAGAAATTGAAAAGAAATGTGAACAATGGATTACGGATAATTTTAACGATTTTATAAAAGCTCTAGTAAATGGATATACGGAAAAAGCTCCTGTGTGGATAGTTAAAGCACCTTATGATCGATACTTTGGGGGCTTTTTGGAAAAAGGACAGCATGCGGAAATTAATTTTAGTCATATAAACAGAGATAACGCACAGAAATTTGAAGACAAAGAAAAGGCCGAAGCAGCGGCAACGTTGATTGATGGCACAGTCGAGGAATGGAGTGAGTGAGATGAGCGAACTATTAGAAGAAGCACGTAAAAGACGGGATAAAGCTGAACTTAGCACAGAATCACCTAGTTACAATTGGCTAAATGACTCCTATTACCTTGGGGAGCAAAATGCTTGGCAAGAAGCTGTGGATTTAATCGAAAAGCACGAGAAGCCAAAAGGATTGCTGCAGTGCGTACCGTCCAAAATGAGCTTTACGATGGCGCAACAGCGAGATTATCAGTGGTTGTGGGATAGATATAATAACGAACACTCCAATGAGTTTTCTGGTAATGCTGTTTCTTACGCTATTGATGACCTATTAAGTTCAGATTATATACCTGCTTGTAAAACCGTAGAAAAACTAAAAGAAGTTGTCAAGGTTTTTTGTGACGAATGGGAAAAAGAATATGGATAACGAGGTGGAAGAATGATACCGAAGTTTAGAGCGTGGGATAAAGAACATGAAGAAATGCTTTATCCAGATGATGAAGATAAGATTTTCTTTGAAGTTACAGTATATGGAATGAACACCTTAGATATGAGAGTAGACCCGGACGAATATGGAGGGTTCTCTTATTTAAACACAGTTATTATGCAGTCCACTGGCTTACACGATAAGAACGGCGTGGAAATTTTTGAGGGGGACATTCTAAAATTAAGAGATTCCTATCTAGCTGTATACGTGGTGGAATGGTATAGAGATAAGTTTATGTGGGTATTGCGTTATCAAAAAGATAAAAACCAGTATTTTCCTTTTTACAATATATCAGGTCCATTTTTTGAAGATTTAGAATTGTTAGGTAACATCTACGAAAACCCTGAGCTTTTGGAGGATGTGGAATGAAAAAGTTAGATGATTTATTCGACAAATATATTCAAAGACCAATCGTGAAAGCATGGGAATTTGTGAGGAGGTTAGTTTCGTGAAAGTCAAACAAGGAAGTCGTTTTAAAATGACTAATAAAGGCAAAACATATAGCGTCCTTGTTACGTATGTAAATTATGGATTATATATTTTAGATTTTTATTACGATGGTGAGTTTAAGACAAGCAAAGCCGTAGATAAACAGTTTTTTAAACGAAATGAGAGTGTGATCGACTGGGATAACGGATTAGGGAGGCGAAAAGATAATGCGAAATAAATTTTCTCTTTATTTTATGTGGACAACGGCCTTTATTAGTATTCTCGTGTCTTTTTTTGCAGTAACAAAAGGCAATTACTCAATAGCAACCTATCATTTATTTTTAGGTGCATTTTTATTTTGGTTAGCAAAGGAGACTTACTCATGAATTTAATTGAAAAAAGAAAGTATCAAGAGCAAATATCAGCATATGAAAATATGTTAGATGATATAAGTAAAGCATTGCTTAATGATAATCCACCAGATGAAAAGACTATACGTGGTCTATTAGCCAAGTCCTACGGCGTGTTAGGTACAACCAAGCTTTTGCTTAATGAATCAGAAATAACGATGGAGCGGGATGTATGAGTATATTTTTATTAGGATTTTTGACTGGTTTAGTGATCTTTTTCATCTTCTGTATTACATTCGCATTCATATATTCTTGGTTTGAAAAAAGACCTAAGAAAGATGGAAGTGGGTGGAGCTATCCTCAAAAATCAAGCTTAGAAATATTGATAGCTGAATTAAAAGAGGGCAGGAGAATTAAAAAAATAAAGAAAGAATCAGAAAATATTTGGAACGATCGTAGTAAAACCATACCAAGGAAAGGACAAACTCCCAAAGAACCACCTTTAAAAAAGAATGAAGGCATGATTATCCACCTGAAAAACGGCGAAGATATTCAAGTGCTAGATCAACGTATTAATTGTGAAAGATTCGAGGAAATCATTAAAGGACTTGATGATGCGAAAAAAGATAAAGTTATGGTTGCTAAAAACGGGGCTGCAGATACAGCTTATGCCATAAGAATCGAAGATATCAGTTGGATTGAACAAAAGTTAGAAGATTAAAAAAACGCTAAGTCTCTCAACCTAGCGCCTCAATGATATACTCGTCAGTCAATATTTTATCACGGGGGCGCATAATTTGGAACTTAAAAATATAACAATTAGTGATCTTAAAGATATACAAACACAGCACGCGGTAATTGTCGTTTCAGACGGCAAAATGAAACTCGGACAACTACCAGCGTACGGCAATGTAAATATTACATGCCACGAAAAAAAAGTAAAGCAAGTAAAAGAGGAGCAAGCAACAAAATTTTAATAGATGAATAAGTCCTACTTGAAAACAAGCGGACACAGATTAGTAGACACCAGTCTATTAGTTTGTGCCCGCTTTTTTATTTTCCATAAAGAAAGGTTGAGAGCATGGAAGGAAAAGAACTAGCACAAGAATATGCAAATGATTTGAAGCCACTAAGAGCCATTTACAGTTTTTTAAAAGATAGACGGGATAATTGCCAAAGATTAGTTACAGAGTGCGAAGAACATCAGGCGTGGGAGCTTGCAGAAGAATTTAACGCTGAGTACATAGACTATCGCCAACGATGTAAAGACATCGGAGCGATTATATCAAGCAGTCAATACAGTATTCAGTGGTTGCGTACTAAACATGAGCCACAAGGTCCGGGCGTGAGTAAGTTGCCTTACACAAAGCGAGAAGTACAAGTGGATGATGTCGATAAAGTATTGACGTTGCAAAACACATTTGAAACCACCTACCCGAACTTAACCGAAGACGAGATTGCAGAAGTCCACAGTTTTCTTTCTATGCTGTCGGAACGTGAAAGAGATGTATTTGTATCGATTCGAGGAAAAAGAAACACACACAGCCAAACAGCTCGTTATTTGGGTATATCAGAAAGTGCTATGTATTCTTATTTGCGAAGAGCAGAAGAAAAGATTGATAAAAAATTAAATTCAACACTACAAATGAGCTTATTTTGATAAAAATGACAGTTTTGCAAGGTGTATGCAACCTATTAGTGAGGACAGTTGAGGGAAGCGGTAGTGTGAGGGCATGGCAAATGCGTGTAGGCTGTTCTTGTGTTGTAAATTACGCGCCTCACTGCGGAAACAGTGGTGGCTGTGCATTGTGTAAATAAGATGACAGCGGCACAGCGTTGTCATCATACATAACGAGGTTAAAAAAAGATGGAAAGCTATTGGTATTTGACAAGAGATAAAAAAATCCCTAGAAATCGCAAGCTAATATCTGTAACAAGGCGTAGCCATTACATGATTTTGCAGTTTAGTTATGAAGTGGACTGCGACAAGATACGAGAATGTGAGCTTGCTTATCTAGGGCGCGGAAATTTTAATGATTATGAGATACAAGTGCAGTTAATGAAAGAGATTCAAAAAAACATATAAAAAGTGTTAAAATAGCAACATCTTATAAAGTTAGGAGGGTTGCTAGTATGAAAGAGAGCTACAAAATAAAAATTGTTGTTTTAGATAATGATAGAGATGAATTAACTGGTAAAATTTTTGATGTCCCTATTATTCCTAGAATGAATGATTATCTAGAATACAAGTTTAAAAAAGAAGGACACGACAATGTATACGAGTCCGGAGCGGTCGAAGTTAGAAGAGTTACTATTCACACTGACAGAAACATCGATGCCACCGTTAATGTGAAAGTAGGTGAAGATGCATAATCTATTTTAGAGACCCCATTTTTGGGGTCTTTTTTGAAGTGTAGTTTTAAATAATAAAGCGCGATATAATTACATTATCAAAAAATGAAAGGTAGTGTGATTATATGATAGACAATACTGCAATATGGGCAGCAGTTTTGACTGCTGGCGCTGGAATTATAGGGAAAGGCATTGAATATTTTTTAAATTGGAAGAATGAGAGTAAAAAAATAGATACTGAAGCAACTAATGAGTTTAAAAATGAAATTGAATATATTATTTGTGACATCATTGTAGGAATTCATAATGGATATTCTGCAGTAGAAACTATACTATCCCAGCTAATGGACGCTATGCAGACTGAAGGAACCGTGTCCAATAAGGATGAATATAGCAGACAGTTATATGAGGAAATAGCTAGAGTTAATTACGCAACGGAAAACATTATAAAGAACGAAAGATTGCTACGTTTGAAGGTTCCTATAGAAATGGATGGATTATTTTACGACTTGAAGAACCAAATTAATGAAACAACTAACATTTTGCAAAACCATATTTTAGAATTGTCAGATCATTTTTCCACTATAGACGACAATGCCGACAAAGAATCAGATCAATATAAAGAGATGGGAATATTCCTACAAACTCATAAAGAATTGAAAAAAACTCAACAAGAACCGATAAATAGAATATTGGAAGAAGCTAGAAAATTTCTTGCAGAACTATAATTAAAATACATTAATAAAAACAGTACATTCAAAGAGTAGCAAGCATATTGCATTGAATGTACTATTTTATTTTTATTTATGCTGGAACAAATATCAAAATTTATTTACTAGAATTGTATATTTTCAAAAAATGTCCATTTCCCAAATTTTTAGTATAAGGGTTTGTTAACATTTTTATTGATTCGCCATTCCAATTTTTCATTTCAGGTAGAGAAGATATGCCTAAAGTTACCATATACGGGCCCTCAACACGTATTTCTAAAGTTTCGCTGCCGTCATCACTCTTAAGGGTTTTTAATTGTCCTGCAGAAATATCTGTATCTACTTCAAACTTCAATTTATCTAGCTCCTTTAATTGCTTGCTACATATTAATTATAGCATATTCATCGGATGACTTAATTTACATTTGAAGGATAAAGAATAAAAAAATACACAGAAAGAAGGTGAGATCATGGCTAAAGGTAAATATCAAGAGTGGTTAACCGAAGAAGGGCTATTGCAACTAGGAGCATGGGCTCGTGATGGTCTCACTGATGAGCAAATCGCAAACAACATAGGAGTTAGTCGTTCAACATTGGATGTCTGGAAAAAGAAATATCCGGACATATCGGACACCTTAAAAAAGAATAAGGATGTTGTCGATATAGAAGTAGAAAATAAATTATTCAAGCGAGCAATGGGCTATTCTTATACGGAAGACGAATACATGGTTGTTGAAATGGAAGACGAAGAATACTTTGATGAGTTAGAAAAACATATGAAGATATTTCAATACGACAACCCAGAAGCTACCGATCAAGATATTGCCAAAGAACGCCTAACCTTTTCAAAGTATAAGAAAGTATTGACTAAGCAGAAAACAAAAGAAGTTGTACCTGACACAACGGCGCAAATCTTTTGGTTGAAGAATCGTAAGCCTTATGAGTGGCGAGATAAGCAAGTGCTTGAACACGATGGCTCTTTGGGCATTCACAATCCATTATCAAACCTTACTGAAGATGAATTGAGGCGATTGGCAAATGAAACAGACGGTTGATCGCCAAGCCATTGCTAAGGAAGCCAAGAGAGAACTCGCAAGCCGTTATTATTTAGATTACTTTGAATTCACAAACAATATACAAGCTTTACGACACCAAAAGTACATCGCTCCTTACTTGCAAGACATTGCAGAGGGGCAACAGCACTTTTTGATCGTAGAGCTACCACCACAACACGGGAAGTCGACAGTGATTACTGAAACCTTCCCGTCTTTTTATTTGGGAAAAAATCCCGATCATCAGGCTATGAGCGTGAGCTACTCGGAAGATTTGTTTAAAAAGTTCGGCCGTAAGAATCGGGATAAGTTTCGCCTTTACTCAAAAGACTTGTTCGACCAAGAAATAAGCTCAAGCACAGCCAGTGTTTCCGACTGGGGCGTACAAGGTCACGAAGGGAATCTGTATAGTACATCTATTTTTGGCGGTGCGACTGGTCGAGGTTCTGACTTGCTCATTATTGATGACCCTTATAAAAATAGAGCTGAAGCAGAAAGTAAAACTATCAGAGATAAGATTTATTCTGAATGGCAAGATACCTTTTATTCTAGGTTATCTGCTCAAGGCTCAGTAATCCTTATCATGACACGCTGGCATGAAGATGATTTGGCAGGTCGCTTGCTAAGAGAGCAAACACTACCGTGGGAAGAAATCAAAATTCCAGCCATCGCAGAAGAAAATGACTTGCTCGAAAGAAATACAGGCGAGGCATTAGCTCCCGAGATTGGTAAAGATGAAGAGTGGGCGCAACGAACGAAAGAAGTTTCAGGCTCACGAACTTGGAACGCTTTGTATCAACAAAGACCTGTACCAGCCGGCGGGAACATCTTCAAAAGAAGTTGGGTCAAATATTACGTGTCTGATGTGGCTACTAAGATCAAGTACAAGCTTGGCGATGATGTGGCTATACTTCCCGACAACATGCAGCAGCAATTGCAATCTTGGGACTGTACATTTAAAGATAAAGACACCTCCGACTTTGTCAGTGGTCAGGTTTGGGGCAGAAAAGACGCTGAGTTTTACTTGCTCGATCGCTATCACGAGCGTATGGGAATTGTTGAAACAATGAAAGCTATTGAATCCATGACAGAAAGACACCCACAAGCAACGGCTAAACTCATTGAGGACAAAGCCAACGGGATAGCGGTCATTGAGATGTTGCAAAAGCAAATCTCGGGCATTATTCCCGTGCAACCTAACGGCGGGAAAGAAGCCAGAGCTCAAGCCGTAGCTCCTTACTGGGAAGCTGGAAACGTCTATGTGCCACACCCTTTGTGGCGTCCATGGGTAGATGATTACTTAACAGAGATCGAATCGTTTCCTAATGCCCCACATGATGACGATGTGGACAGCATGGACCAAGCGCTTGTTTACATGGAAAAGCCGTTCGATCCGAAAGATTTACCAAAACCTAAACCGATGTTAAGAGGAAGGAGGAGCAAATGATTAATCCGATAAAGTCAATCAAAGCAACACGAAATAAAAAACGAATGAAAAACTATATTGAGAATGTAAGAGCTGATGTCTTTAAAAAGTCTGTAGGGGGCAAGCTAAACAGTAGCAAGCAAACACAAGCGCCTTGGGATAACAACTTTTTCAAGAACCTAGATCAGCCTGTAAAAAGACATCCACAAAGAAATAAAGAGGTGCTAAACGCTCTCCGGTATCTACGGGATATCAATCCAGATGCTTCTATGGCTGTGTGGAACTTCATGCGTATGGCTAACCAAGGACACGAGATCCAAGTAACCGATGCTAATGGAAACGACGATGAAGAGGCTGCGAATTACATCAACGATGAGCTAGCTCCCAGAGTTGGGCGAATCTATGGCGGTGGTGCTGATCAACTTATTAACGTGTTGAACCTAACAGGCTACACTTTGGGCGCTGAAGCTTTAGAGGTGGAGTTAGATAATAGCTTAACCGAAGTTGTGGATTTCCACCCAGTAGACCCAACGAGATTAGATTTTATCCCAGATGAGGACGGAAATTTACAGCTATCTCAGAAAGATGAGCGAGGGGAGAACGTCTTTTTAAATCCGGAACAAGTCTTTTACATTCCTATTGACCCCGAAATAGATGACCCTTATGGACGTAGTCCGATCGTACCAGCCATTGAATCTGTACTATTTCAAACAGAAGTGCTAGACGATTTAAAAGCTGTGGCTCATCACCAAGGACATGCGCGTTTTGATGTCAGCGTGGCTTCAGAAGCCATAATAAATGCGATTCCTGAAAAAGTGTTAAATGATGAGGACGAAGTAAAGAAATTCGTTGATGATTTTCTGAATAGTGTAGAGGATCATTTTCAAAATATCGATCCTGACGATGATTTTTATCACAACGACAGCATAGCAATCAACACGGTTGGCGGAACAGCTAGCCAAAGCATGGACGCTAAAGCTCTTATGGAAATTATCGACCAACAAATAATTACATCTCTTAAACAGTTTCCTATTTTATTAGGACGCAACTCTAGCGTAAGCGAAACACACGCAAAAGTGCAGTTAGAACTTGAGTACATGACAATTCGGTCCATTCAAAAGGTAACTAAAAGAATGCTTGAGAAAGCTTATAACGTGGCTTTAAGAGCAAAGGGTTCTCAATCTATTGTGACAATTACATTTAACGATGTGGCAATTAAAAACCGTTTAGAAGATGCACAAGCAGAAGAAAAAGAATTGGCAAATGAAATTACGAAAGTGAACCAAGGCTTTATTGATAATGACGAGGCTTCAAATAATGTTGTTGGTCATGATGCCGTAGACGAACCTATGCAGCAAGAACAAGTAGATACAAGCGGCGCTGATGTTTACAACTCAATGCTTAGTAAAATGCAATCAGATGAGGAGGGGGACGATGACGAACCGAGAAAGTACAGGAGATTCCCTAGCGAATTCCTTTTTAGATCAAAAGGGCAAGAGTGACGATTTTGTGCAGTCTATGGGCGAGCCATGGAGTAAACAAACAGGCAAGATAGCTGAGAAAGCTTTTAAAGCTTTTAAGAGCATATTGCACGAGCAACGCGATTTAATCATCAAGCGTTTAAAAGCAGCAAGCAAACCGCCACTAGAAACGCCCTCAGATGATGACAGGAAGCGAGCGCTAGAAGATGACTATCCTGCTGAATTCATCACTTGGTTGCAGGAAGAAGTCTTTCCAGACACAGATCTTGACGCTATGAAAGCCGACTGGGAAAGCCTGCTTGGAGAGTGGTTGCTAGGCGATGCTATGGTGGCTGGCTCTATGGCTTATGAGGAAGCAATTAAGAAAATAGATAGTTTAAATTTAGTATTTGATTTTGATAAACATGGCAAGTTTGATTTTGTCGATGACCAGTTACTTGATTGGATAAACTGGCGGGCTGAAACAAGTGCGATTGATATTGTTGGCACGTCTGCAAAAGATGTACGCAAACTTATCTATGACACGGTCATGGACGGTCCTTATAGCGTAGATAAAATTCAAGAATCATTACAAGGCGAATATCCATTTGGAAACAGTCGCGCACGAATGATTGCAAGAACCGAAGTGTTAAGCAGTCAAAGCGCAGGTACTTTCGCCAATGATATTCAATTTTTTGAAGATGGCATGGTTATTGGCAAAGAATGGCATGCAACACATGATGATCGTACGAGAGATGACCACAAAGAAGCAGATGGTCAAATAAGACGATTCGATGAGCCCTTTAATGTGGGCGGTGAAACTTTGATGTATCCACGTGACGAAAAGGGAAGTGCCGGACAAGTGATTCAATGCCGGTGTTTTTATACGTTGCTTTGGAAAGGTCAAGATGAAAGTAAGCTGGGGTGAACGATGCAAGGTACGCAACAACTAATAAGCTTAGAAAAGCTTCTAAAAATATTCCGCAACATGGAGGATAAAATGGCAAACCAAAACATTATCAATTACAACCAAATGAATCCCAAGAATGATAAATATTTTAAACAAAAAGAAAAGACACAAGAAACTATCTCTTGCAGCATCGTACTTTGGACTTATGATCCAAACAACAGTGAAAAAGAAATCACAATGGATATGGATTGCTATGCGAGCAAAGAAGATTTAGAAAGCCTAAAAGGTGCTGAATCACCAGCCTTTATTCAAGTGCAAAATGATGTCGAAACACTATTAATTCCTACTGCAGCAATCATAGAGATATCCTATTAGCGATTTATGCAAGGTATTCGCAACTAATAAGTGAGAGCAATAAACATCTGTCCTTGGCAAGACGTTAAAAGGCTTATTTATTTTGCCTTAAAAAAGGAGGTGCAGTGATTGAAAGATGTTGCAAGTTTTCAAATGGAAGTTTCCCCGTCGGATGTAACGGACGAAGAACTGGCCAAAATCAACAAACATACTCGTAAAGATTTATCAGCTGATGATGTTTTTATCTTTGACGGTGTTGTGAGTGATGATTCGCTAGATAGTTTTAAAACTCGTATGGATCCGCAAACAACATTATCAAACTACGCTGATGATTTAACGCGTGGCGTATCGCTAATGAGTGGGCATGATACCGAGAAAGAACCTTATGGACGTTCCTTTGATTCTGTGTTGCAGAAGCGAAACGGACTAACTGAGGTTATCGGCAAGTTTTACATGCTGCGAGGTAGTAGCGCTAACGGCTCAAGCACAGATGATCTTATCCGTAACATCGAGGGCGGCATTACAAGAGATATGAGCGTGGGTTTTATGGCTGGTATTGATGACTACATATGTAGCATCGATGGCAAAACCCTAGACAAAAGCAAATATTTCCCCGGAGACCGAACCGAAGACGGAAAGGAAGCTTTTTATTGGATTAAAAATGGCCATTTACGTGAAGTATCTACTGTTTACAAGGGCAGCAACGGGAATGCCTTTATCCAAAAAGCAAGACAATTTGCTGATAAACATAAATTAGGGCAAAGCCGTTTAGCGATGTTGCAACAAGGTTTGGGCACAAGATACGACGAGCTGGATAAATCAATCTTTGGCATTCGTGTCAATGAAGATGGAAGCAGCTCAGACAATGATAACCAAGGAGGAAATGAAGACATGGAAATAACAATCGAAGATGTACGAGAAGCAGTGGAAAACGAAGATATCACAATCGAAGAATTGGAAGAGCTTATCGCTGAACTTAAAGATGATGATGATGATGACGATAACGATGGCGGCGACAATGACGACGATAACGATCGGCTTGCCAAAGCAGTCAAACGCGTATTTGGTGACAAGGTTTCCGAAAAAACTCTACGCCGAGTAAAAGCTGAGGCTGAAGACGGCCGTTCTTATAAGAAAGAAGTTGTTAGTCGTGCTGTGAAAGCTCGTGCCGCAGTCCAAGGCAAAGGATTTAGCAAAGCGCATTACAAGGAAATGTTACGGCGTTCAGATGCAGCTACTGTTCGAGAAGAAGCAGAAAGTTACGAAAAAATGAAGTCTGGCAAGTTCCAACCCGGACGTAGTGCAGCAAGTAAAGATGATGATGTAGACGAAGGACGTCCATTTTCCATTGAATAACAAAAGGAGGAAGTAAAACATGGGTGCAATTTTTAAACGCGGGGGCATTGTCCCTGAAATGTACGGTTTATCCTTAACGGTTTATGCAGACGAAAAAACCACGGAAGGACAACCGTTAGTATTTGATGCAGAAGCTGGCGACTACGGTGTAAAAATCGCTTCGCAAGGAGAACGACCAGATGCCGTAGTTAAAGTTGGCGATGACGCAGGCGTTCCAATTTCTGCTTATGTGGTAACTGGCGGAAGCCGTAACGCAAAAGTAGAAGTGGAAGAAGCTGTGCAAGTTGGCGATACAGTCGTAGCTAGCTCAAACGGCATTTTTGAAAAAGAAAGTGTTAGCGAGGGTGCAGAAGCAAAAGGCTTATATGTACTCAAAGGCAACGAAAATAATACAGCGGAGGTGCTGATTTAAATGGCAGAATTGAATTTATTACGAAAAACCCCGAACGATACTTTTGTTGTACGTGGGGAAAAAGTACAAATGCCAAACAACCAAGAATTTTGGCAAGAAGCTTTGAAAGAAGCTGAAAATCGAGGAATCAGCAAGGAATTAATCGGTAAAAACTCTTCTCTTATTACAAACGCTTATATGGAAAGTCGCGGACTAACCATGCAAGATTTTGGTAAGATGGTTAACCCGCAATTAAATCGGGCAAAAGTTAGTGATTTGTTGACAAACACAAACACAAAACCATTATTTGAAGCTTTGACAGAAACATTCTTGCGTGGAGCTTTTGAAAAAGCAGGACGTGCAGAACAGTTAACGATGGGCCCTGTGACGATTGACCAACAACAATCCCAATTTTATTACACTGACGGCTACGACAATGAACATTATGACTTCATGACGGTAGCGCAAGGCGGACCTATCCCAGTCATGACAATCAAGCTGGAAGATAAAAAGGTTATCCGTGTCTACAAACGTGGCGGCGGTATCGAATTAACCGATGAAGCCAAATCCATGAACTTTGACATGCTATCGAAATTTTTCGAACGCCAAGGCATGGTGCTAGGTCGTACAGATGAACAAATGGTCGTTGATCGTTTGCAAAACGGGTACTTTGATGATGGATTTGATAAACCACAAACCTTAGGCGTTAAAAGTACAGGTAAGATCGACCCAATGGACTTGTGGTTTGCTCAAAACTATATGGTTGAAGAAACAGGATTTACGCCTAACATTGCGGTCATGAACTTGAAGACAGCAGAAGAATGGACAAGCATGGAAACAGGACAAGGCGCACCTATCTTCTTGCAAAATCAATTAGATGGCACAACGCCTAACTTGTTGAAATCTCAACCGTTTGTTACAAACCAAATGGACGACGGGAAGATTATGCTTGTTGATACGCAATTTGCTATTAACGAATATGTATACAAACCATTGTCTACTGAAAACGAACGTAACGTTCGTACGCAAATTGATGGTTCTTACTCTACTAAAACATCTGACTTTGTGCCTTTTGAACGTAATGCGCGCTTAATTGTCGACGTAAACGAATCGCGAGGAAAAAAGTAGGATCGCCTCGCATTACTAGTGTAAACCCGACAAATGATGGGGCGAATATCCATGTTGAATAAAGCCCCTCAACGAAAGGGGTGTCTTGATGTTTATAGATAGAGACGAGATTATAAGCCATTCAAATTATGGCGATGAATTAGGCAAGCTTGATGACGAGCAATTAAAAGAGTACGAAAATCGAGCAGATAGCTACATCACTGTAGTAACAAATAAAGACTACTCAAATACCGATAGTAAGATCATACAACAAGCGCTGAGAACAGCGACTTGGCGATTGGTCGACTATCTTTTTTATTTTGATAACGAAGATGTGGAAGACAAAGAGAAACGCTATGCAGGCGTGAAGTCTGAAAACATCGGCGATTACAGTTATACCAAGCAAGATCAGACAAGCGACGATATCGGCTTAGGCGTTACGGGGGATAAAGAGTTGGACGAAATCATAAAAAGTCTGACAGTCGAACTTCATGCGCCGCTGATGTTCCATACGAGTAATCACTCGAAAAAATCGAGGTGGTCTTAATGAGTTTCAAAAACCTTTTACCGCATACCTGCGAGATTACTTTACCCGGTGAAGTAACGGGCACAGATGAGTGGGGCAGGCCTATCCACGAAACAAAAAATCCCTATAAAACATCTTGCCGCTATGTAACTGAGAAAGCCAAGCGCAGGAATACGGAAGGCGAAAGCATAGTGATTCAAACCAGCTTACTTTTGCCAAAAGAGTGCGAACTCAGTTCCGAAATGTCCATAGATAATCTGTGCGACGCTGAGGGATATAAGATCACTGATGAACCGCTTGTTGTAGATAATATTAAACGCCAAACAGGTGCGAAAAAGCTCCACCACTACAAGGTGGTATTGAAAGGGGCTGAATGACATGGAAATTGTCGGTAAATCTAAAGGCGCTGAAGTCAAGATTGAAGTAAGTGGCGAGTTAGAACGTTTTTTAAAAGATAAGCAAAAGTTTCAAAAAGCACGAGAAAAAGCAGTAGAAGCAGCTGGCAGGGTTTGGGCAGATGAAGCCAAGAAAGTAACACAAGCAGGCGGTCATATTGATACAGCTTATTTTGTTAACTCTATCGGCTTTCCTAGTTCGTACAGTGGACCTAACGGCAGTCGTGTAGGTCCAAGAGTACACGACATGACCACTTCTGGCAGTCGCACAACGCTAACAATAGGCTCAGGAGTTTCTTATGCGATCTATTTAGAAAAACGGTACAACATCTTTGCAAAAAGCTTAAGTTCGTCCATGGAAAAAATGGCAAGCGTCAGTGCAACATATATTGATCAAGCATTAAAAAGCTGGAGGTAATAGCTTATGGATTTTATTAATGCTGCTTTGCCTCTAGTTAAATTTTATAACGACACTTTAGACCTTTTCGAAAGCGTGAGAGCCAATAAATTAGACAGCGGTGCGCCTTTACCTGCATTAATGGTTAAACAAGTGGATAGAACCACAATACAGCTATTAGTACGGGCTGATGATGACATCGAGGCAATGAATCTTTGCGAATTTATAGGCAATGACATTAAACGCAATTTTGACAGGGTCAAAGGCATTAACATTTTTGATATTGATTTTCAAACAACACCAACACCGGACTTAGACGAGGAAACGGACAAGCCCGAATGTTGGTGTTATTTAGATATAAAGTATTTTGAAAATTAGGAGGCAAACACATGGCTAAAAATACAAAAGAAGGACAAATTCAAGTGCGAGTTCGCCATAAGAGCAATTCTAACGAAGTTTTTACCTTTAATTTAAACGGAAAAACAGAAACGGTTCTTCCTGACGAAAAAATGACCGTTAACGAAAAAGATTTACACTACCTAAATACTTTGGACGGCGCATGGAAGTTTAACCCAATTGAAGACACGAAAGGAGCTAAATAAGCATGGCACAAGATAATTTTTACAATTACAACAAGGACAAGATTCAAGGTGGCGCGGGTCGCTTAATCGTAAGCAATGACACTACATTCCGCCCGGAAGACATCAGCGACATCATGGACTTAGACACATACAAGTTAAAAGACGGCTTCCGCGACTTAGGTGCAACCAATGAAGGAATTGCGCGTTCTCGCGGGAACGAAACTGAAGATGTTGAAATCGACCAATCAACAACACCTATTGATACAACAATTACATCTTGGGAAAACACTATCACGACTACTTTAATGGAAACTGATATCAACAATCGTCAATTAGCAAATGCTGGTGGCGTAATCGAAAAAATAGCACCTAAAACAGGTCAAGCACTACCTTTAGCAGCTCCATTAATTTCGAATGCTCGACAAGTCAAAGTGACTTTAGGTGAAAATGATTCGATCGATAGTGGTACAAAATTTATCAAAGTCGGAAACGAAACAGCGCAAGTAGCATCCGTTAAAAACAATGTTATTACACTTAAAAAACCACTAGAAGAAAAGCATGAAGAAAATGAAAAAGTTATGCCAATCTTAGAATTGGGAACAAAACGCATTGGTTATGGTGCGCCAGATAGTGTAGCACCTGTTGCTTTGACATTAATTGTACACCGTGATGACGGCACTTTCTTACTAGTGCATTACTACGAAGTGAAAATTTCCGATAACGTTGAAACGAACCACGGCAAGGAAAAAGCGTCATTGCCAGTAACCTTTACGGCATTTGCACAACATGACTTGCCAGATGACGAAAATGTTTACATCGAAATTGAACAAACGTTAGGCAACGAGGAAGAATAAACGATAAGGGATAGTCTTTTGGCTATCCTTTTTATTTATAAAAAAATGGAGGATATAAGAATTATGACTGATATTGATAACGTAGTAAGCATGGAAGAAAGAACAGTAACGCTAGATGATGGAAGCAAAGTAGCAATCCCACGTTTAACCAACAAAAAAGTTTTACAACTGGTTAAATATGTAGCTGGCGATGGCATGGCTATGTACAACAAATTTTTAAATTGGCAAGATGAAAACACCGAAAGAATTCCTCAATATGATGAAAATGGCAATCAGAAGTTAGATGACAACTTAAAATACGTTTATGAAATTAAATCCCCAAGCGTAGATGATGCTATGGATAAACTAATTGAAATTATCCCAGATGAAAAGTTGCTAAAAATCATTTCAATTTTAGTAGATATTCCCGAAGAAAAAGTGGAAGACATGGACTTTGTTGATACTGCGATCATCGTAGGTGGATTTATTGATGTTACACCGATTGACAAATTGGTGGCTGTGGTAAAAAAGGCAGTGGCGAAATTCCGTCCAATGAGCAAGGAACAAATGAATCAAGCAACACAAAGCAATCAACAACCACAACAAACGCAACAACCAACGAACTCTCAAGCGCCTTACACGACTACGCCGACGGAATAATTGAGCAATTAGAATTTTTAACCTATTTTTTCGGCTACACAGAAGAGTATGTGCTTGATAAAACACCCAGTTGGACTGATCGCAAGTACCAATGGGCGGTGGAAAAAGAATACAACGATCGTAGAAATCGGCAATATGAAATGAGTGCAGCAATACAACAACAAGTTGCGGCTGTGATGATGTCACTAGGCAAAAACAACAATAAAGAAGTACCAAATATGCTTATGCCAAGTATTGAGGAAGCAAAACAAGCTGAAACTCAAGAAGAACGGCAAAACGAAGGCATAGACACCACGAAATGGTGGGAGGGTGCTGAAAGAAAAGAATAGAAACATAAATACATAAAAGGAAGGAGTGAGAAAATGGCAGATCAAGAAATGGGCGGCGTTAATATATCGATTTCGGCGGATTCGTCACAGGCTGAACGCCAAATGGCACAGTTTTTTGATTGGTTTACAAGCGCTGGAGCAGAAGCTACAAAATTGTCTTCAAGTATCGGCGGCGTGATGAATAAGATGTCGAAAATGGGGCAAGCAGGAAGCAGATCCAGTAAAAACGTTATTAGTTCGTACAATGATGTGCAACGACAAGCCCAAAAGACGCGCGACACAGCTAGTCAAATCGGTTCAGCTTTGAAAAAGTCAGCTGATCGAGGCATTGCAGGCTATCAAACTCTAACTAAAGGCGTGAAATCCGATAACGCGCAAATGTCAAAAGACACACAAGCCAAGTTTTCCAAAATGGAAGGCAGCTCTAAGAAGTCTTTTGATGAAATGTATCGAGATAGCAAAACCTTTAATAGCTTGCTTAAAGAATCAACAAAAGCAAGCTTTGGTGAGCTTGGCCAAGGTTTTCGAGATTTAGGAAACGGCTTTAAATCAGTCGCCGGAAACATTAAAAATGTTGCTAGTAGCATGGGCGGTTGGTTTAAAACAGCAGCAGGAGCAATTGCAAATGCTTTTCGCCATCCGATTCAAACCATGCAATCTTTAGGCGGCATAGCACGTGATGCAGGATCTAAAGTATCTGGCTTTATCTCATCAGGCTTTAGTATGGCTAAAGACCTAGCTATTTCTCAGTTGGATAAACTAAAAGGCGGTTTATCCTCAATCGCAGAAAGTGCAAAGGCAGCAGGAAACAGAGCAAAGAACTTTTTCGTAACAGGATTTAATGGAATCGTTACAGGCGCTGGAAATATCTTATCATCTGTCGGAAACACTCTTTCCAATCTACCTGATACAGCACGACAAGCAGGGGCTAACGTCAAAGATTGGTTCGTGCGAAACATCAAAGGCATACCCGGCGAATCGGATAGTATATGGACACGAATTAAAAATGGTGTTATGTCCATACCTAAGAAAGCTAGAAACGCCGGCGCTACGATTAAAGAAAAATTAGGGAACGTTTGGCGGTCAGTTAAGAATGCTTCAGGTAAATTCTTACCGGGCGTAAAATCTGACATGAAACAAAACATTGATAAACCTAGTCAAAAGTCTAAAATGTCCGTTATGGATATGGCTAAAGCATTTGGTCTTGTACAAATCGCCGGTAAAGCATTTAACGGTTTGAAAAACCAAATGAGCGGCGCTATTAATCGTATGGACACGATGAACAACTCCAGTCGTGCATTCGAAAATATGGGCTTCACAGCGAAAGAAACAGAAGGCGCAATGGATGGCTTAGATAAAGCTTTAGAAGGTATGCCAACGCCTCTTGATGAAGCTGTGCAAGGTGTGCAACTCCTTGCGTCATCTACGGACGATGTTGGGAAATCTCAAAAAGTTTTCAACTCCATTAACGATGCTATTTTAGGTTTTGGCGGTTCTACTGAAGAAGTAAACAGTGCCGTTATGCAGCTATCGCAAGGATTTTCTAAAGGGAAAATTCAAGGTGAAGAATGGAACTCCATGATTAATTCACAAATGGGTCCTGCTTTGAATGCGATGGCTGACAACATGAATATGAGCACTGATGAAATGCGCGAAGGTTTATCAGACGGAACAATTTCAATTGATGAGTTCCAAGACCAACTAATAAAACTAGATGAAGAAGGCGGTGGCGATCTAAAAGCTTTACGTAAAGTAGCGCAAGACGCAACAGATGGTATAAAAACGTCTTTTGGGAACATGGGAATTTCAATTCAACGTGGACTAGTCGAAGTTGTTGAATCTTTTAATGATTTTGTAAAAGACGTAACCGGTTCTAGTATTGCAGATTGGATCACACGCTTTGGCAAGGCAGCTGAAGAAAACTTGTCTAAAGTAGGTGATGTTTTACAGTCTATAACGCCTTACATAAAGGACTTTATCAACTTTCTCAAAGATAACGGACCTGTTATAAAACCGATCATTGCAGGTATTGGAGCGGCTTTTGCCACTTGGGTTACAATTAAAACAGCTACGGCAGCTATTTCTGGGCTTATTTCTGCGGTTACATTTTTAGCTAGTCCTATGGGAATATTTTTAACGCTAGTAGCTGCGGCAGTTGCTGCTGGTGTAGCTCTTTATCAAAATTGGGATACAATTTCAAAATATGCTGGAAAAGTTGCTGACTTTATAAGTAATGCATGGGGAAGTGCTGTGGACTGGATTAAAGAAAAATGGTCAGGATTTACAGAGTTCTTTTCTGGTCTATGGACAGCAGTTGCCGAAGCAACCGTTGCTGGTTGGGAATGGATAAAAGCAGCTCCCGGTAATGCTTATGAATGGCTGAAAGAAAAATGGAACGGTATAGTTGAGTTCTTTGTTGGTTTATGGACAAGTGTTACAGAAACCACAGCCGAAATGTGGGCAGGTATAAAAGAATTCTTTAATGGCGTTGTTTTAGGGTTTAAAGAATCTTGGAATGGTATCGTTGAATTTTTCGTTAACCTTTGGAATAGCGTAAAAGAAACGATCGTTGTTGCTTGGCAAGGAATTATCGAATTTTTTGGTCCGATTGTTCAAAGTATTATCCAACCATTCATGCCGCTCATTGAATGGTTCAGCACACTATGGAATCAAATAAAAAATATTGCAGCACAAGCTTGGAATATTATAAAAGCTGTCATTATGGCGCCAGTTCTGGCTTTGATCGATCTGATTACGGGTGATTTTGGTCAGCTAAAAGCTGATATGCAAATGATCTGGAATAATATCAAAGGCAGTGCACAATCGATCTGGAATTCTGTTAAAACCATTATTGTGGGCTACGTTAAAGCGCTCGTTCAGACAGCGAAAAATTTATTCAACAACATGAAAAATGGCATTTCGAACATTTGGAATGGCATTAAAAACCTAGCTTCCACAGTCTGGAACGGCATTAAAAACACGGTCGTGAACCTCGTTAAAGGTACAGTAAACACTGTCAAGAATTGGTGGAACAACCTTAAGACAGGCACGGTCAATTTATTCAACAACATTAAAGATGGTGCTGTAAACATTTGGAATGGTTTAGTTAACAGCGTTCAAAACTTTGTCAAAAAGATGGTTGCTTATATACCGCACCAATGGAACAACTTAAAAAATAGAACGAAGAAATTATTTAGCGATTTATCCCAAGGCGCTCAAAATATCTGGAATAGCATGATCGACGGTATTGTCGGATTCGTTACTGGCTTAGTTAGCACGGTTGAGCAAAAGTGGAATGAGATCAAAACTGGCACAATAGATATCGTTACTGGTATGGTCGATAGCGTTATCGGATTTTGGGATGACCTTGTAGAAAGCGTAAAAGATACAGTAGATACTGTAAAAGAATGGTTTGAAAAAATCGGCGATATCGACTTGTTAGACGCTGGCGAATCTATCATGGATAGCTTGCTTGACGGGTTGAAAAAACCTTGGAACGGCATAAAAGACTTTGTCGGTGGCATAGGCGACTGGATTCGTGATCATAAAGGGCCTATCGAATATGATAGGCAATTATTAATTCCTGCTGGGGAAGCAATCATGGAAGGTTTGAATAACGGACTTTCTGATGGTTTCCAAAGCGTTGAAAATACTGTAGGCGGATTAGCCGAACGTATTAAAAGCGTGATGCAAGACGCTGCACAAAACATCAGCATGAGTTCGGACACCAATGCAGCGCTAACAGCTGAATTTAAAGGGCAAGATAAAGAAGAACAGCGTAGTAAAAACACGCTGCCAGACATGGAAGCAGACGATTCTGCAAACGGCGCTGGTTTCTTGCAAACATTCTTGGCTGGTTTCCGCAGTGCTATACCACAAGCGCAAGAAGTTATATTAAACTTCATGCAACTATGGAATGGTATGCTAACACAAAATGCACCGGTACAAGCGCAAATTGGTACAACTTGGCTACAAATGTTCCTCCAAGGCTTTAATATGGTTCTTCCAATCGTAGTAGAGCAACTAAGAACGTTTATAAATCTTGCCAATGTATTACTCAAAAACAACTATAACCCAATGCTTATGCACGGGCGTACTTGGTGGCAACAATTTCTTAACGGATTTAACGGCGTTTATCCTGTCATTGTGAATCGTATACGTAAATTTGTCCAAACAACAAATCGTACACTATCAAATAACAATGGCAAGATGACAAACCACGGTAGGACATGGCTACAAAACATGTTAAATGGATTTAACAATATTTATCCACGATTTATGAGCCGTGAAGATGCATTTGTGCGTGATACCAACAATAATTTATCAGGTAACGACCGTAATATGACAAATCATGGTCGTACTTGGTGGCAAAACATGTTAAATGGATTTAACAATATTTACCCTAATTTTATAAGTCGTGTAAAAACATTCATCCGCGAAATCAACCGTTTGTTGAGTAACAACGATAATCCAATGCAACGTCAAGGCCGCACTTGGTTGCAACGTCTACTCAATGGTTTTAATAGTCTATATAGCAGCTTTACTAGGCGAGTAGATCAACTTGGTAATGACAGTGTGAATAATTTGCGCAGTAAAAATGGCGACTTTTACGATGCTGGAAAGTATTTAATGCAACGCCTAAAAGATGGTATCGAAAGCATGCAAAGTGCGTTAGAAAATACCATGAATGGCATTGCAAATAAGATGACCGGTGGCATTGGCAAAGGTGTTAACGGTGTAATTTCAGGCGTGAATCATGTCATGGAAGAAGTCGAATCCGATAAAAAACTAGATACTTGGGACGTACCGTCGTATGCCAAAGGTACTGGTGGACACCCCGAAGACGGTCCAGCGATCGTTAATGATCAAAAAGGTAGCAAGTACAAGGAAGTCTTCCAAAATCCGGGCGAAGCACCGATGATGGCCAATGCTAGAAATGCAATGGTTTATCTTAAAAAAGGCGCAAAAGTCTGGAATGCTAATCTGTCCGAGAAGATGTTAAAAGCTAAGAACAAACTGCAATCTAACCCACTTCCGCACTATAAAAAAGGTACGGAAAAAGAAGAAGATATAGACATTTTCGATATTATCGATAGCGAAAAAGCTTTTGGCAAGTTTATCAACAACAAAGTAGATTATGGAAGCATTCAAGAGCCTTGGAAAAATATGACAAAATCAGCTACAAAAGCCATGATCGAACAAGCTTACAGCTTTGTAGAAAAAGAAGCTGAAGAGTTTATGGGCGGTTCTTTTGACGGTGATATTTGGAATAAAGGTCCTTCAGAAGCAAATGGCGTTTACTCTTATCTTGTAAAAATCGCCAAACGAGTTACTGATAAGTTCCCAGGCATGAGTATAACATCAGGTTATCGTCCGGGGGATCGCTACTATCACGGGAAAAGGCAAGCAATTGACTTAGCATACCCTGCTAGTGACAACGGTTCAAGCAAGTACAAAGAACCAGCTAATTGGGTATTTAAGAAATTTAAAGACCAAGTGGCTTATGTCATTGCTTTAAATAAAATTAAAGACCGCACTGGCATGGGTGGAGAAGGCAAAACTATGTCTTGGGCAAACTGGCCAAGCGGTGGACATATGGACCACTTGCATCTCAACGGTATGTTTGGTCCGGGAGATGTTGGTAAAGGTCCAGCTGGTGGTGAAGATTCTATTAGTGGTTCGGGCGTTAATCGTTGGCGTAAAACTGCTATAAAAGCATTAAAAATGACTGATCAATACAGTAAAAACAATTTGAATTTACTGATGAATCAAATGAAGAAAGAAAGTAATGGAAATCCCAAGGCTATCAACAAATGGGATTCGAACGCTCAGCGCGGCGATCCATCTAAAGGTCTTATGCAAGTTATCGGTTCGACATTTGATTCTTATAAGATGAAAGGCCACGGAAACATTTATAATCCACTAGATAATATCCTAGCAGCTATCCGATACACCAAGGCAAACTACACTTCTTTAGCCTCTGGTTGGCGTGGTGTTGGATATGAAAACGGCGGTATGGTAACAAAAGACGGGCTTTATCGTATGGGCGAAGGTAATAAGAATGAAATGGTGTTGCCGTTGTCAAATCCTAAACGTGCTATGGAATTAATTATGCAGGCATTACAATATATGTCGAATAATGGATCGAACTTAATCAATCAAGCCGTTAACGGTATTAAACAAATGGCTATGAACATGCCTAGCAACCTTTCAGGTAGCTTTGGCAATATAGCTAGCTCATTTAGCACTGGCGGGGCTTCTGATCTATCTTCGATCGTTAACCTACTCGAAGAAAACAACCGCCTCACAGAACAAAATACTGAGCTTTTAGCACAAGTGCGTGATAAAGACAATAACACGTATCTTAATGATAAAAAGATGTCTAAAGGCTTGGGTCCGTCAATGGACAAGGTCCAAGGGCAACGGCGCAAGAATAAAGAAAGGGGGTTAAACAATTAATTGAAATACAAGGGCATTACTTTTAATGGTTTACACTCCTATGAAGATTTAGGGCTAACGATCAAAGAAAAAGAAATCGGCAATCCTGAGAAAGAAAAGGCACTCGTTGAAGTGCCTTTTTCTAATCTTGAATATGATTTTTCCGAGCTTTACGGTGATCAAAACATGTCGAGCCGCGCACTTTCGTATACGTTTAATGTTTACAACGCCAAATATTTTACGAAAGAACAAATGGTTCGATTAAAAACTCGCGCGGTCAATCATTTCATGAATGTTAACAAGATGGTCGAGCTGTACGATGATGATTATCCGAATTGGCATTTTTTAGCCGAAGTAAGAGAAGCCCCAGACTTTAGCGAAGATAACGCACGAGGCGAATTAACTATTGAATTTGAAGCTTATAAGTACATGATTGATAACGAACCCGAAGGAACAGATATCTGGGATCGGTTTGATTTTGATTTTGATATGGCACAAGTCACTGAGTTGGAAATTGACGGAGCGCAAGAACTTGTAATTTTAAGCAATAGTGCAGGCGCTGTGAATCCTTCCATTCGATGTGATTCCAACATGACCATTGAACACGAGGGCACGCTTTACACATTTAAAGCAGGCACAACTAAAGAACTTGAGTTTCGCTTAACTAAAGAATTTAACGAACTGCGCATATCAGGTAACGGAAAGCTCGAATTTATTTGGCATAAGGAGATGATTTAACTGTATCTAGTCAAGATTTACAACGACCGATACGACGAAGTAGGTACAACGATACATTCTCAGTATGCGAATAACATTAAAATTGAAGCAGATAGCTTAAAGCCGGATATTAATGATATTGGCACGTTTGAATTTACGATTTATCCCGATAATCCGGGTTGGGGAAAGATTAAACCTTTAAAAACCCTTATTAAGGTTACAGATACTAAATGGAACTTTGTATTGTTTGAGGGGCGCATTTTACAGCCTACAACAGATCAGGGCGATGATCGTGTGCTTAGCGAATCGTACTTATGCGAAGACGAAAAAGCTTATCTACACGACAGTATTCAAAGTTGGAAAAAGATTGAGGGAAATCGCACAGGGGAGCAACTCTTTCGAGAAGCTCTTAAAGTACACAATGAACAAGTTGAAGAGTATAAACGATTTGAAGTTGGCTATATTGATATGCCTAATCTATCGGACAATGTGCGCTTTATCGATGATACCTCAGACACCTACGACACGATCACGGATAAATTACTAGATAACGATAATATCGGTGGTGAAATTCGTATCCGCAAAGAAGACGGGGTGCGCTACCTTGATTGGGTCCAAGAAGTCGGCGAGAAAAAAGATAATGATATTCGACTGCGCAAGAATTTGCTAGAAATGACAAAAGAGCTAGACCCCACCGAGATTGTGACAAAGCTATTTCCTCGTGGGAAGCGTTTAGAAGGTGATGAAGACGGCGAGGAGAGTCAAGATCAGTCAAAACCTCGTCTAACGATCGCTGATGTCAATGACGGCAAAGAATACTTGCTGGCAGACCAAGAGCTTATCAATGAATTTGGTATCCAAGCCAAATCTGAAACATGGGATGGAGTCACACAAGCTAACAACCTTTTAAGAGTTGGCAAACAGTTTTTAGAAGATCAACTGGTGGCTACCGGTAAATTTACGATTAAAGCTTTGGATTTATCTTTGCTCGATATCGACCCAAACCGCTTTTGGATAGGTAATACCTATCATGTGTACAACCCGCTTATGAATGTAAATGAGGATTTGCGAATTGTGGGCATGACGATCAAAATCAACGAGCCTGAACAAACGGAACTCGATTTCGGGGATAAAGATGTAACGCTTACCGAGTATCAAAATAGCCTAACCAAAGAACAACGTGATTATACCAATTTACAGCAACGTGTGGAAGGACAATCCCGCACCATTCGAAAGCTAGAGGATAATATAGGCAATACCGATCAGCGTGTGGTTGATTTGAGGCGTCAGATTGATGAAGGGACGCCACCCGACTATGAAGAAAATATCAATACAATACTCGACCGAATTCAAGGCTTAGTTGGGGAAATTCAGAGAGTGTCGCAAAGTGTACCGTCTGATGAAACGATGGAAAGCATTGACTCCACGCTAAGAGAGTTAAAAGAATTTCAACGAACACAAGAAGAAAATAACAGCATGATCCGGCAACGGATTGAATGGCTAGAGGAGGGAAACACAGGAAATGGTTAAACAACAAGCAAACTATCACGATCCTGAAAGCAATAACTTTCCCGATGATTACGATACAGGCAAAATTGATGACCGTGTGCGAATCAGAACGCAGGCAGTAAGAGAAAAGATGTACGGCAAAGATGTACGTGGCGCTATGGCACAAGCAGAAGAAATAAGCTCGGTTGTAGCCACCGAAGCACACGACATATCTTCAGAAACAAAAAAACGTCAAGACGATTTAGAAGATCGTTACGATGAACAAATCGCTGGAAACACCGACATTGATGAGGTTATAGACGCTCGAACATCAGGAATTACGGACGAAAGTTTTCCTACTTTACGTAGACGGATTGATAGTGTTGAGCAAAATAGCATTAGTTTTATAAGTCGTAAAACAGAAGACTCACTAATTTTAGAAGACGATCAGTTTACTAAAAATCATGAATTAGTCAATCTTGGAACGGTCGATACCAAACGTTTTGAGGGTGGTCTTGTCATCGATAATATAGGTCCTGATGATAGCAGTACATTTTACTTTGAGAAGGTAGGTGAATTAGATGTCAGTTGATATCCGAAAATTGATGCAGGTAGATGATAAAGGTACACAACGACAATATTATCCAGAAACAAACATCGAGGCTATAAACGGACTGCAAGACTTGTTGTTAAATGGTGATTTCCCAGCCTTAGAAGAAACAATACGTCAGTTTGAAAGTAATGTTAGTGAAACCTCAGGACGCTTGAACCGATTAAAAGACGAAATGACGGAAATGGTTGAGGGCGAGCATGGTTTTTTAGAGCTTGAACCCGGTTTTGAGAATTACAATAATAGCAACCAAAGCGATCTCTCTAGCCAATTACAATACTTCCGAATAGGGAATTTGGTTAAAATATTTGGAACGGTTAAGAATACAGGCACTATAAAGGCTGGGAGCCAAGTCGTTATTGCTACATTACCTTATCGGCTATCCGTTCGAATGGTTGACATCGTACGAGCAGAGGCAAGAGATGGTGAAACGTTTAGATGTCGAATTTATAACTTTGATAACGCAAATTCGAGCAACCAAATTGTAATGTCGGACACAAGGGATAACAAAGGCGAGAGCATAGACTTTGAACAAGGAAAATGGCTTAACGTCAGTTTAATAGCAGGTATAGAGGTTATTTAATAAAGAGAGGAAGAATAGTTTATGACAAAAGCAGATATTGTACAACTACAAGAGAACGGCGAACCAAAGTATGTGGCAACACATGCAAATGCCGTTGAGGGTTTGAGCGAATTTATTCAAAAAGATTATGACAAATTAGGAAACACAGAAAAAATTTATGTATCGGAAGGCAGAGGGGATAACAGCTTAGCTGATGGAAGCGAAAATCGTCCTTACAGAACAATTCAAGCAGCGGTCGATTCTCTACCTTTGGTTTCCGGAACGGAGTTTTACATTTTTGTAGAAGCAGGCGTTTACTTAGAAGATGTTACGGTTTCTGGAGTTCGTTCAGCTCGTTTAGAAATCATATCAACGAAGAATGATGAAGAAAATGCAAAAGAAGCAAATACTAGCGTTATGGTGCGATCGATTGGATTTGTAGATTGCGGTATGTATTGCCGAGCTCAAGGGATAACGCAAACAGACCCACAAAGCACGTATGGAACTTGGTTTATTAAGTTTGTTCGTACAAATTATGGAGCGATAAATAATTGTAGAGCTGTAATAAATACCAAAAGCTTTAAAGAATATAATGCCTATTGTTTTGATGGCACGACTGGCGGCGTTTACAATAACATAGTTTCAAACCAAAAAACAGCGGTTTCGGCGCAGTTCTGTTCTCAAATACGTGCAACTGGTTCTTTAGTTGGATCAGGAAACGAAACGGCTTTTCGTTCACATGCTTCTTCTTTATATGAAACAAGTAATGTAGAAGGTTCTACACATGACAAAAAAGAGTTAGGAGGTCAGATCTTTAACTAATGCGTACAATATATAAAAAAATCACCAATCCAGACAGCGAAGCCAAATTCCAGCAAAAATTCATCGCAGAGGGCGAGGAAATGCCACAAGGCTGGACAGAAGACTTTGAGGAGCTAGACTTGCCAGAAGATGAACCAACAGAAACTGAGAGCATGCAGCAACAAATCGCAGACTTGCAAGAAATTGTGTCTGATATCTCAGGAGGTGGCTTTTAATGAGGAAAAGTCTAAAAGAAGCTTGGGAACGCCTTTATCATAACTTAATTGTTAAAGAAAGACGATCTTTTTATGAAGTGCCTGAAGAATTTCAAAAGGGTGTACAAGCATTACTCAAAAAAGACCAAAAAAAAGAAGAACAGAAGGACAGCTAAAAAGGCTGCCATTTTTAGTTAGGAGCTGATAACATGCCAATCAGAAAAAAAGGCGATATAGATATACGAACCAGTGCCAACGGGACTAAGGTAAAGCAAACGGGCTATACCTTTTACAGCTACGATAAAAACGCGGCTGCTTTGTACTTCCAGTTCCGCGAGCAAGACGGCCAGCCGACCGACTTAAGCAAGGCGACCGTCCACTTGGTCATGATTTTAAATGATGACGGCGGGAAAGAATTTATCCCTAAAAGTGATGAAATCGAGGTGCTAAGTGCCATACGAGGAACAGCGAAATACGTACTGCCTGAAATGCTTTTGAGCTACTCGGGAAAGGTCACAGGCTACGTTTACATGGACTTTGACGATGGCAGTCAAAGCGATGACGGACAATTTACTTTTCGTATTAAGCATTCAATGATTACGCATGTGCTGCCCGAAGCAGGCGATAAATACGTGCAGGACTTCGAAGACGTAAAAGAGCGCGTGGAACAAGCTGGGGATAGCGCTACGAAAGACATCGAAAAAGCAAAAGACAACGCAGAAAGCCAGATTGGCGATTACGTGGGCGAAGTTGAGAGTGCGAAAGACAGCGCCGTAGAAGATATTGATAAGGCGTTGTCTGAAGACCTTTTAGATGAGGCTAAGAATTACACAGATGATAAGGTTGAAGGGTTTAATGAAACGATTACAAAACAGTTGGCACAAAAGGCGGATGATTATGCAGTTAGAAAGAGAACTGAACCGATAACATTAAATGATATGGACGAGAGTGCCTTAAATGCTATCGCTGGTGGAGAAAATACAAATCTTACGATAGAAGATGTTCCGAGAGACTTTTCAGTAGGTCCCGATAAAACCACTTTCGCAAGAACGGGAATCAATAAATTTGATGGTATTTATAAAAGGTATTCTTTAAGAACTGACGGAACAATTGGCGATGTTGATACAGCAAGGTCGGCAATTGTACGCATAACTGGAGGTAAAACGTACCATTTTAGAAAACATGGCGGCGACAGGATGCGATTGGCCTTTCATAAAACAGAACCAATCCCTACAGAAGAATCGCTTGATTACTATGTGGGGAACATTACTCCGGGGGTAGGCTATGCAGCCCCCGAAGATGCGAATTATGCAGTTTATTATGTAAGTAACGCATCTGAAACACCTAACGCACAGATTACTGAGGGGAAAGATTATCCATTTTTTGTTGGTTACGACGTAAATATAAATTTAGAAAACAAATCGCAGACCTTAGATTTACTCGAAGAAGGCGACAGGATACGCGATGTGTTAAGTTTACAAAGGGCGTATCTTTATAGTACAGACATCCAAGTAAAAATAGATTACAAATTAAAACTTGAAAGTTCAAAAATACAGTTCATCCCTTGA